GCATTTCAGGCTCAGAGACATATGTCCCCACGACTTCCGCACCAGTATACCTCCCTCGGGAGAATGATTATCTGTATGATGCAGACACGGACTCATGGGTAAACAACGGCCTGTTCCTTGAGAGTGAGGCGCGGACTAATTTGGTCTTAGGGTCTAACGACTTTCTACCTGCCAACAACCACTGGCAAGAGTATGTTTCGTCAAACAGGGTGGCGGTAACTGCGGCCCAATCTACTGGCCCAGACGGGCAGACATCAATGACGCTTCTTAATGATGGGGCTGTGGCGGCAGAGCCGCACGGCATAACAACTGCCTACGATCAAACAGGGCTTACTTTTGCGAATAACACGCCCTTCACTGTGTCTTGTCACTTCAAAAACAAAGATATTAGGTATGTGACTCTTGCCGGGTCTGGGAATACATCTTCGAACTGGTTTGCAGCGACCATTGACCTTATTGACGGTTCGGTGACTCAAACAGGGGATGGGGCAACGGCAACATATCTCGGCTCTACTGTTGAAGACCTTTCAAACGGCATCTATCGGGTGTCAGTAACTGGGCAGGTAGCAGACAGCGCAACAAAGGCGTCAATTTGGATTTTCTTGTCTGACACACCTACACCTACTTATGGTGGATACGCTCAATCGTCCCATGACGGCGCTAATCTCGGAATTTACATCTACGGCGCACAACTCGAAGTAGGCTCCACCCCATCCTCCTACATTCCCACCAACGGCTCCACAGTTACCCGCGCGGCACAGACTGCTGTAATTGAACCAGAGAACAACCCGCTGATTGTGGTTGGCCCTGAGTTGGTTACTAATGGGACGTTTGATAGTGATGTGGGTGGATTTTCAAATACATCTGCGGATATTAGTGTGGTTTCAGGGGAACTTGTAGTTGAGAACCAAAGCGAAAGCCCTAGCAACACTACGATCTCAATTAGCTTTGAGATAGGGAAGTATTACCTTATTTCTGGAACCTATAGACAAGAAGGAACAGGTGGAGGGGCCGCAAGGATTTCGCTTTTTGGCTCTACTACCCCAAATAATAGTACGTCAACGCCTTTATCAGCAAGTATGATAGTTTTAGCCTCGGGAACTTCTGCGACACTAAGCCTTGCTTCTTTTGGTACAGCAGACACTGTGTCGTACTTCGACAACATCTCAGTAAAATCCCTCTCCATGCCCACAGCCCTCTCCCTCGGTATGAAGGGGAAGATGACTTATGCGGATAATGATAGTGTGGCAGAGGTTTCTACTTATTCTTGGGAGACTGACGCAAACAATACCATTGGTTCTATAATTAGAACTAGCAATGACCCTATAAATTGGAGGGCAGCCCAAGCGGAGAGTGGGATTTTTGATGCAGTGTTGCAATCGCCTATAACATTTTCCCCCGGCATCAACGTCCCCTTCAACATCGCATCACGGCACGGCAATACCTTCGTCAACGGAGCAGTAGACGGTACAGCACTCACGGCAAACACCACTCCAACAGCCCTGCCTGATCTCACCACAGCGGACTTCCAGATCGGGCCTGACTTCATGGGTCATATTCAGGAGTTGCCGTTGTATGCGGCTGACGTTGCCGACATTGGTATAGCGGAGATTTCAAATGATTGATGCAATGCTCCGAAGCGCAGACCGCGCAACGATGGAAGCCACGATGGTTCGGTTTGGTATTCTCGTAGAGGAAACCGATGAGGGAGGCGCTACAACGCTCCGTCCTGCCGCTGGGGTGCATATCAAGTGGGGCATACCTATCTGGACCACACAGCCCACCTATGACGCTGACGGGACAGTTCTCACCGCAGGGGTACAGGACACCCGCTTTCACGCTGACATGCGCGTTGTATCACCCGCAACCGAAACCATTGACGAGGACAGCGGATTGCCCAAGGTCCAGTACATCCTCGACATTTGGTTGGGCTACGGTACAGAGGGTAAACCTAATAAGGATGAGGAGAGCTTTGAGTTTTTTGGTGTCGAGTGGATTAGCCCTGATACTGTCTCAAGCCCTGCTCATATGTTCCTGTAGAGGAATCCTTATCACTGACTAAATTAACGCTACAAAACAAAGATTCAAGGGAACCTACAATGGTTGATAAGAACCTCACAGAAGGCAAAGCTAAGTCAATCCTTGGGGTTTCTGGCTCTAATGTACACAATGGTCAAATCCGTGCTGATGAGTTCCTTCCTGAGCTTCGTGGTAAGAAAGCCATTAAGACCTATCAGGAGATGCGCGATAATGATGCTACCATTGGTGCTGTACTTTACGCTGTAGAGCAAATCCTACGGGATGTAGACCTTAAGGTTAAGCCTGCTGACGATAGTGACCAAGCTAAAGTAGAAGCTGACTTCATTGAGTCTGTACTTGAGGATATGGAGCACACTCTTGATGACCATATCTCAGAGGCTCTTAGCTTCTTAGGTTTCGGGTTTAGTTTCTTTGAGGTAGTTTATAAGCGTAGGTCTTCACAGTCCACCTTGAACCCTAAGAAGAAGACTAAGTTCCCTGATGGTCGTATTGGTGTCCGCAAGTTAGCCTCTCGTGCTCCTTGGACTGTCTCTAGGTTTGAGGTGGATCAAAAGACTGGTGACATCTTGGGTATGTACCAAGACACAGGTATGGCCTTCTCTGATGGTGCTCACTTCATCCCTACTACCAAAGCACTCTACTACCGTACCACAGTAATCAACAATGATCCTTCGGGTCGTAGTATTCTCCGTAATGCCTACACAAGCTGGAAGTACCTTAACAACCTACAGGCTATTGAAGCTATCGCAGTAGAACGTGAACTTGCAGGTATTCCTGTAGCTCGTGTCCCTGCTGAGTATCTCTCTGCTGATGCTAGTGTAGATCAAAAGAACTTCTTAGGTAATATCCAACAAATCCTCCGTGACGTAAAGTTCAACGACCAAGGCTACATTGTACTGCCTTCGGATAACTACCCAGATAAAGAAGGTGCTCCTAGCGGTCAACGTCTTGTAGATATTGAACTGATGAGTTCCTCAGGTACTCGTAATATCGACATTGACCCCATTGTACGGAGATACCAACATGACATTGCCCGAAGTGTTCTATCTGAGTTCCTTATGCTGGGGGGTGGTAGCACAGGCTCCTATGCCCTTTCTAAATCCAAGACTGACTTGTTCCTACGCGCTCTCGAGTCTTACATACAGACAATCGTAGATGTACTCAATAAGCAAATGGTGGAGAAGCTCTGGGACTTGAACGGTCTTGACCCTAAGCTAATGCCTAAGATCATTGCTGGTGACATCGCACACCACGATCTTAAAGAGATGGGTTCTTATTTGCGCAACCTTAACGGTGCAGACATTAGTCTTGCTGATGACCTTAACATTGTAAATGCCCTAATGGACATTGCAGAGTTACCTAATGTAGATAAGGAAGTCTATTTAGCCTCTCGTGAAAAAGCTCATGAGATTGAGGCTGCTAAAACAAAGGAAAACTCTAACGAAAAGGTCGGAGATAAGTCACGCACTTCAGAAGAAGACGATGATAAGGTTTCTGGAAAATGAGTACCCCACGAAAATGGACTTTAGATAAACTCGTGGAGGAAGCGTCTAAGTACGGTACCCTTAAAGATTTTAGGCTTGGCTCTGAAGGTGCTTACAAAGCCTACTTAACCCAAGGTAAGCCAAAAGAAGTTTCTGACCATTTAGATTGTGGTAGAACCATTTGGACAGAATACACTGCCCGTCTAGAGGCTAAGAAATACTCTAGACGTTGGGATTTTCAAAGGGGGTCCGGTGGTGCTTACAGGTTTCTTTGGAAATCCGGTGCTTTAGATGAAATCTTTGACCCTATTACCAACTATGTGTGGGATGAAGAGTCTGTTAGGTTAGCTGCACTAGGTCTGCTTGACAGGAGATCCTTTAAGGCCAAGTTTCCGGGGGCTTATAAGTTCGCGTATAACAACAGTCTTTTAGAAAGTTTGTTCGGTGTTACCTTAAACACCCCAAAGTGTGATAATGACTTGGTTTACCTTTGGCGTCCTTTCGGCTATAAAAATGTCTACAAAGTAGGTATCACTTCTAAGCGGCTAGGCTCGGAGCGTGTAAACTACGTGTCTAACAAATCTGGTTTGGGTGTAGCTGAAGTATTCTTTATAGAAGCAAAAGACGCTAAAGCTCTTGAGTCTAAAATCTTAGGTGATAACCAGCCGTATGGGTTCTTCCCAAAGTTTTCTGGTAGTACAGAATTTAGGGTTATACCAAAACTTGAGGATTATCTAGAGGGGGTGGTCGAATGACTACTTGGGGCAGAAAGAACTAT